GGAGTAAAACTATGAGTTTAGACTTAAACGCCATCAAGGCGAAACTTAACCAATTAAACAAAACCGACGAAAGAAAAAATAATCTATTTAAGCCACAACCTGGCAAGCAAAGAGTAAGAATTGTTCCTTACGTTCATCGCAAAGATAACCCATTTTTAGAAATGTATTTTCATTATGATATTGCAAAGAGAAGTATGCTTTCTCCTGTAACATTCGGAAATGCAGACCCAGTAGTAGAATTTGCTGAAAAATTAAAGAAAACTGGTGATAAAGATGATTGGGTGATGGGAAGAAAAATTGAACCTAAAATGAGAACATATGTTCCGGTTATCGTTAGAGGTAAAGAATCAGAAGGTGTTAAATTTTGGGGATTTGGTAAAACAATATATGCTGAATTGTTGTCTATTATTTCAGATCCTGATTATGGTGATATAACAGATCTTATGAATGGTAGAGATATTGATGTTGAATTTACACCAGCAGAAGCACAAGGACAATATCCAAAGACAACTATCAGAGTTAAACCAAATACATCAGCTGCAACGGAAGATAAAGATATAGCAAAGTCTATTATGAATCAACCAAAAATTACTGATATATTTCCAGAACCAACATATGATGAATTAGAAACTGCATTACAGGAATGGATGAATCCAGAAAATGCAGACGCAGATGTACAAGCTACTACTACCGAGACTAAAACAGAAGAAGTAAAAGAAACTGTTGAGTCAAAAACAAATGTAGCTGATGCATTTAACGATCTTTTTAATCAATAATTTAAGGAAAAGTTATGGCAAGAAATAAGAGCGAACTGGAAGATTCGTTAGCCTCGACACTCGCAGATAGTATCAATAAACAATTTAAAGGACAAAATTATAAGTCAGCGTTCTTTTTAGCTGGTGATGATGATGCTCCTACAAATGTTAATGAATGGGTATCTACTGGATGTTCCATGTTAGATTTAGCTATTTCGAATCGTCCAAATGGAGGTTTTCCTGTTGGTAGAATTACCGAAATAACAGGATTAGAAGCTTCAGGTAAATCTTTGTTAGCAGCTCACACCTTAGCAGAGACACAAAAGAAAGGTGGATTAGCAGTATATATTGATACAGAATCTGCTAGTAGTGCAGAATTTTTAACAGCCATTGGCGTAGATTTAAAAACTATGCTATACGTTCCATTAGAAACAATTGAAGAAATTTTTGAAACTATTGAAACGATTGTAGAAAATGTTAGAAAATCCGATAAAGATAGATTAGTAACTATAGTAGTTGATTCAGTAATGGGTGCATCTACTAAAATAGAAATGGCAATGGAATATGATAAAGATGGATATGCAACATCTAAATCTATTATATTAAGTAAAGCTATGAGAAAAGTTACTAATTGGATAGCTAGAGAAAGAATATGTTTAATTTTTACTAATCAATTAAGAACTAAATTAGGCGTATCTTTTGGAGATCCATGGACGACAGCAGGTGGTAAAGCATTACCATTTCATTCATCAGTTAGACTTCGTTTAAAAAATACTGGAATGATTAAAGCTAGAGTAAATGGAGCAGAGCAAGTAGTTGGAAATAAAACTAATGTGCATGTTGTTAAAAATAGAATGGGGCCTCCCAATAGAAAAATTGATTATGAAATATATTATGATAGTGGTATCGATAACTATGGTGGTTGGTTAAGCGTCATGAAGAATTTTAAATTAGTTTCACAATCAGGAGCTTGGTATTCATTAGACGATATTGATTTAGATACTGGAGAAGTATTAGACACAGTTAAATTTCAAAGTAAAGATTTTGTAGAAAAAGTAATACAGAATCCAGAAATGAAAGAAAGGCTATATCAAAGAATTTGCGAAGCATATATCTTTAAGTATCGTGCAGGAGTGGATGGTGGCATTGACGATGTTATTGTTGACGAAGAAGTTATAAATGAAGAAGCATAATGAATAAGTATCAAGAATTATTTAAACAACTTCAAAAAGAAAAAGAAAGTATACCGCAGGGGCCGGATGATCATTTAATGATATTTGATGGCCTCAATACTTTCATTAGATCATTTGCTGCAACTCCATCTACCAATGAAGATGGTGAACATATAGGTGGTATAACAGGTTTTCTTTATAGTATAGGAAAATGTATTAGAGATTTTAAACCTAGTAGATGTATCATCGTATTTGATGGAGTTGGCGGATCTAAGCGTAGAAAAAAGATTTATAAAAATTATAAAGCTAATCGAGCTAACACAACTAGATTAAGGAGACATGATCATCATTACGCTTCAATTGATGAAGAACAAGAAGCAATGCGTTGGCAATTTAGTAGATTAGTTTCATATCTAGATTGTTTACCAGTAACATTTTTATCAATGGATGGAATAGAAGCAGATGATACTATTGCATACATAGCTCAAATGTATCGTGAAACTAGTAAACAAATAACAGTTGTTTCAACCGATCGAGATTTCTATCAATTAGTTGATGACAAAATACAAATTTGGTCTCCTATAAAAAAGAAAATGTATGATATAAATCGTGTAATTGACGAATATGGGGTACATCCTAAAAATTATGTAATGTACAGATCATTTACAGGAGATAAATCAGATAATATTCCAGGAGTATCTGGTATTGGTCCTAAAACATTGTTAAAACATATTCCAAATTTAAATAATGGTACCCAATATAGTTTAGATGCTTTATGGAAAATATGTAATGATAAATTAGATGAATCTAAAACATATCAAAAAATATTAAACAATCAAGACATTATTTCTAACAATTGGAGATTAATGAACTTAGAATTATTAGATATTCCAGCAGCTACAAAAAGTAATATACGAAAAATAATGGAATCATCAGTTACCGAATTAAATAAAACAGAATTTCGAAAATTATTCATGGAAGATAAAATGTGGAGTGTAATGAAAAATATGCCAGATTGGTTAAATAATACATGGCTATCATTAAGTTCATTTGCACAACAAACAAAATAATTTTGGAATATTATTTTATTTTTAATATAATAATATATGACAGACAAGTTAAGTGAGTATGGTTGGTCCTTCCAAGTTAAAGTTATTGCATCTATGTTTACAGATAGAACATTTTTGCAACAAATTGCTGATATTATTCAACCAGATTATTTTGAATCTGATGCTAATAGTTGGTTATTAGAAATAATATTAGATCATTTTAGAGAATACAAGACACCTCCCACAAAAGACGTATTAAAAGTTAAAGTAACTGATGTTGATAATGATGTGCTTAAAACAGCCATATTAGAACAACTAAAGGACGTTTTTCGTTACATGGAGTCAGACGATTTAACGTTTGTTAAGGACGAAATACTTAGATTTTGTAAGAATCAAGAAATAAAACGTGCTATTATGGATTCAGTTAGTTTACTCAAAATGGGTAATTATGATGAAATAAAGACGAAAATTGATTCTGCAATGAAAGCTGGCGCTGATACTGATGTTGGACATGAATATAAAAAAGAAGTTCAATTAAGATATACAGAAGCAGCAAGAGATACTGTTACAACCGGTTGGGATGTTATTGATGATTTAATGGATGGCGGATTAGCTCCAGGCGAATTAGGAGTAGTAATGGCACCAGCTGGTATAGGTAAATCATGGATGTTAATTAATATAGGTGCTAATGCTATAAAACAAAATAAAACAGTTATACATTATACATTAGAATTAAATGAAAATTATGTCGGTCAACGATATGATTCTGTTATAACAGGTATTGCAGCACAAAATCTAAAAAATTATACAGAAGATATTGAAGAAAAATTACAATCAATATCAGGAGAATTAATTATAAAATATTATCCAACTAAATCTGTAGGAGTAATGGGAATAAAAGCCCATGTAGAAAAAACTATTATGTTAGGGAATCAACCTGATTTAATAATAGTAGATTATGCAGATTTATTAAAAGTATCTAGTAAAGATAAACATGAAGCTTTAGAAGAACTTTATGAAGATTTGCGAGGTATGGCTGGTGAGTATGGTGTTCCTGTTTGGACGGCTACTCAAGCAAATAGATCGGCATTAGAAGATGATATAATAGAAGCAGATAAAATTGCGTCATCATATGGTAAAGTAATGGTATCTGATTTCTTAATGTCATTGTCAAGAAAAGTAGAAGATAAATTATCAGGTACAGGAAGAGGTCATGTTATTAAGAATAGATTTGGACCTGATGGTATTACATTACCTAGTAAAATAAATACAAACAATGGGCAGTTTCAATTCTTTGAACCACAAACTACACAAGGAAAGCAAACTACGCAGACAATGAAGACTGGTGAGACATTAATCAAGAAAAATTTAGCACAAAAATTTAAAGATCTTCAAGAAAATTTAGGTTAAGTAATATATTTATACTAAAGAAAGGGGCTTGTTTTTACAAGCCTTTTGTTATCTAAGAACATTAAAAAAGGAGTCATATATATGAACATTTCAAATAAAATTTTATCAGACATTACAGTATACATGAAGTATGCAAAATATATTCCAGAACTAAACCGAAGAGAAACATGGGAAGAACTTGTTACAAGAAACAAGAACATGCATATCAAACGGTATCCTGCATTGAAAGATGAAATTGAAGATGTTTATAAATTAGTATATAGTAAAAAAATATTACCTTCAATGAGATCATTACAATTCGGTGGTAAACCTATTGAAATATCTCCTAATCGTGTTTATAATTGTGCATATCTCCCAATTGATCATATAGACTCATTTTCAGAAATAATGTTTTTATTACTTGGTGGTACAGGCGTTGGATATTCAGTTCAACATCATCACGTAAATCAATTGCCGCCTGTTAATAAGCCATATCCAAAAAGAAAAAGAAGATTTTTAATTGGTGACAGTATTGAAGGCTGGGCAGATGCAATTAAAGTTTTAATGAAATCGTATTTAAATGGAAAAAGTTCTAGAATTGAATTTGATTTTTCCGATATTAGACCAAAAGGCTCACAACTTGTTACATCAGGTGGTAAAGCTCCAGGTCCTCAACCATTAAAAGAATGCATAGTAAAAATAACAGGAATATTAGACAACAAAGAAGATGGAGATCAACTTACAACTTTGGAAACACACGATATTGTTTGCCATATAGCAGACGCAGTTTTAGCTGGTGGGATACGACGAGCAGCATTAATAAGTCTGTTCTCAGCAGATGACGACGCAATGATTGGTTGTAAGTCAGGTCATTGGTGGGAAGAAGCACCACAGCGTGGTAGAGCTAATAACTCTGCTGTGTTAATGAGACACAAAGTAACTAAAGACTTTTTTATGGATCTTTGGAAACGTGTTGAATTATCAGGCGCTGGTGAACCTGGTATTTATCTTAACAATGATAAAGATTGGGGTACAAATCCTTGTTGTGAGATAGCCTTACGACCATATCAGTTTTGTAATTTGTGTGAAGTAAATGCTAGTGATATTGAATCACAAGAAGATTTTAATACTAGAGTAAAAGCTGCAGCTTTTATAGGCACGTTACAAGCTGGATACACAGATTTTCATTATTTAAGAGATGTATGGAGAGAAACAACAGAGAAAGATGCATTGATAGGAGTATCAATGACAGGTATAGGATCTGGCACAGTGCTAGGTTACGACATGAAGAAAGCGGCAAGCGTAGTAAAAAGAGAAAACACCCGCGTAGCGAAGCTGATTGGAATTAATCCAGCAGCTAGAACAACAACCGTTAAACCTGCAGGGACAACATCTCTTGCATTAGGAACGTCATCGGGTATTCATGCATGGCATAATGATTATTACATCCGTAGAATTAGAGTTGGTAAAAATGAAACAATATATTCATACTTAAAAGAAAATCATCCTGAATTAGTTGAAGATGAATATTTTAGACCACATGATACAGCTGTTATATCAGTACCACAAAAAGCACCCCATGGAGCTATTTTAAGAACAGAGTCGCCATTTCAGTTACTTGACAGGATTAAAAAGATAGCTACTGAATGGGTGGCACCAGGTCATAGACGTGGATCAAATACCCATAATGTTTCTGCTACAGTTAGTTTGAAACAAGATGAGTGGGAAACAGCAGGTGAATGGATGTGGGACAATAGAGAATATTATAATGGTTTATCAGTACTACCATATGATGGTGGTACTTATACACAAGCTCCATTTGAAGATATAACAAAAGAACAATATACTCAAATGCTAAAAACATTGGAAAATATTGATTTAAGTAAAGTAGTTGAAATAGACGATAATACAGATCTAGCCGGCGAACTTGCCTGTGCTGGCGGAGCGTGTGAGATACAATAATGCGTGAAGATGATTGGATAACACGAATGTATTATGGGTTATATAATTTGGAAAACTCCTAAAATTTTATTATATTAAAATAAAAAGTTATGTCATTTACATTTTTAAAACCATCTGACGTAAGTAAACATATGTTTAATAAATGCGTTAATCTTCTTATAGAAAAAGATGGGTTACAAATTCATATGCTAAATGAATCAGTTATTAAGGAATATGGTAAAAATGTAAATGATTTTTTATCATACTTAATTAAAGTTGGTGAACATTTAGAAGAATATGAAACATGTAGTAAATTAATAATCCGACAAAAAGAATATCAAAAATGGTTACGAGTAAATTTAGAAACGGTGAGATCAATTTCTAAATTATTAAGAGACTTAGCAAATTATGACAACAAAAAAGACAATTGAACTAGTAAAACAAGGATTCGCTAATGGAGTAGCTTCAAGCGATCCATTATCAGATCATGAGAAATCTGAGATGATAGAAAAAGCAACTAAAGCATTTGGCGAATTTTTAGATGCTTTAAAATGTAATTGGAGAGAAGATCCAAATTCAAATGATACACCTAGAAGAGTAGCAAAGGCATATGTTAATGATCTATGGGCTGGACGATATAATGGAGCTCCTAATATTACAGCATTTCCATCTGATGGCTACGATGGTATGGTATTTGAGGGAGGTATTCCGTTAACATCAATGTGTTCACATCATCATCAAACTATAATGGGAAAAGTTCATGTAGCTTATATTCCAGGCAAAGATAGCAAAGTAATTGGATTATCGAAATTAAATAGATTAGTAGAACATTTTGGTAGAAGAGGAGCTATACAAGAACAGCTAACAGTTGCTATACATAATTCTATAGACACAATAATTAATGATAATAATGGCGTTGCTGTTATGATAGATGCGACTCATAATTGTGTTAGTTGTC